GGTAGTTTTGCAAAACCTTTTAATTTGCTTGGAACTTTTTCACCAGATTTAGGTGAACCAAATTTTCTACCAACTCTTCCACCTGTAGCTTTATCTGTTCTTAAAATTTTTTCTGGTTTTTGTAAAGACTTAGAACCTGTTTTTCTAAGATCTCTAGCTAAATCTTTAAAACCTTTTTTATCTGCAGCTAAAACATATTTATCAGTAGTCTTTATAAGCTTATCCATAGTTTCTTTATTTTTTTTTAAATTACCTACATTTGGTTTTACACTTGAAATAGTTTTTGGTTTTGTTGAACTTTTTAAAAATTGTTTAATAATATTAAATCTACCTGACATTGTTTATTTCCTTTTAATTAAATCAGTTGCTTTTAATCCGTAAACGCTCGCAATGACGCCTACAAAAATCGTTTGATACCAAAATGGAAGTTGTGAAAAGTATTCAAAGAACAATTTCATTTTTTCCATCGCACTTGGATCGTCCGAAAACACTGCCCATGATAATAACGCAATTGGAGCCGAAAGCAATAATAAAATGAATTCGTCTTTCCAGTCCGAATTTCTTGATTCTAATAATTTGCCCTGATATTCCGCTTCTCCGTTCGCCATTTTTTCTGCATGACGCATTTGTGCGTCCGCCATAAGCATTTTAGTTCTTTGACGGTTTTTAAAAATGTGAGAGCCAGCTTGAGCGGCTAATTTAATAGCGCTAAACCACATATTAGTACCAAGTAGCTTTTCTTTTCTTTTCAGCTAACATTCCTTTTTGACCTTTGACCTGTTCTTTGTCTCCCATTGGCAAACCATTGAACGATTTGTCAGCTGTAGTCTTAGATCTAGGATCTACTTCTACATTTTGATCAGGAATGTTAATCATTTTTTGTTTTTTATAGTTCATCATAGTTTTTTACCTTTTTTTAATCTATTATATCACTATTCATTGTCAATAACAGACATTTGTTTAATTCCTTTGCCTGCAAGGCTTACTCCAGCTCTTAATTTAGCTAAATCTTCGTTTTGTTCCATCTTATCTTCAGCTAATTCTCTTGCTTGCATCAATTTTGCTCTGTTTAACTCTACTTGAGACTTGTCATATTCTTTTTTACGTTCATTTTCCATTGCTCTTAGGTCAACTTCACGTGCTTTTAGCTTCAATAGTGGGTCTGAATCAAATTGAGAGGTAATTTTGTTCTCTTCTTTCATAAAATCATCAGTCATTTCAGCAATCAACACTGCTTTTCTTGCTTCAATCTGTTGTGTCATCTGTTGAAGTTGCTGTTGAACTTGTGGATTGTTAGCTGCTTGTTGTTGCATCATCTGCATTTCAGCTAACTGCTCTCTAAATTCAAGTTGAACTTGTTCTTGAGCCATAATTGAGATGTGTTCAAGTATATTTTTTTGTATCGAAGCCATAATCGCAGGATTATTTCTAACCATGTTAGTTGACATGAAGTTTAAATGCGCTGTGATGTGAGCTTGATGGTCTTGACCTGGGAAAGCTTGGAAAGGTTTACCACCTAAAGCATTAATATGTTCTAAACTTGGGTCCATCGGAGCCATCGGTGCTGGTGGAGGTAGGACTGCATCTACATCTTTTACTCCAATTGCTTCATACATGTTTCTATAAACTTGATACATGTTGTGTAAGTTTGGATTAGCAGTTGCAATTTGTAATTGCGTTTGTGCTAAAGTAATTCTTTGAGACATTGAAAATATATTAGGATCCGCAACCGGAATCACATCTACTCTATCATCAAAATCTGTTTGCTTAATATTTCTTGCACCACCTACAACATCATAAGGATATTCTGGTGGCAAATATTGTGCAACTATTTTTCCTAATAACTTAAATTCACTCTTCATTGCTGCATAACATCTTTTGTGTATTGCAGACATAACACGTGAACCACGTTCTAATAATGCAACAGTTGTACCTACAGCTGCTCCTTGGTTACCATCACCTACTTGCATATCAGCAATAGCCGCGAATCTTTGACCTGCTTGAACAACAACTCCTAATAATTGTAATAATGTTGGAGAAGGTTCTTTGTATGGTAAAGGAAAGAATGCATCTCTTAATGATCCACCCGGTGCATCTACATCTTTAAACTCACCTGGTTGAATTGGAGAAGCTTCATCTCTAACTCTTACACCACGTTGTTTGAATCCTGCAGGTAAGTTTGCAAGTGTACCTGCGTCTAGCAATTGACGGAGAGCCGTCGTTGCTGTACGGCTCAAACCGCCAATCATATGAATGAGACCAAAGCCATAAAATCCTAGTCCTGGCAGAAATTTAAAATGGACGAAGTATTGGATTTTATTTTTCTTTATGTCATCGGGTGCATAGTTCCTTCTAATAGAAAGAACTTTTCTACTACCTTCTTCGACTGTTACGATGTAAGGTAATTTTATTCCTGTTGGTTCGCCATCAGCTCCAACGTCTTCGAAACCTTCTAAATCTAAATTAGTATGACATTCCAATAAAGTGTACATGTCATCTTGTTTTCCAGATCTTCGTGTACCTTCTAGTTCATGTTCTTTTTTCTCTAACTCATTAGAGTCGCTAGATCCAGGTGTTCCTAATTCAACATCAGAATAAAATCCATTGACTTGTTGTTTTCTTAATTCGTTCTCAGAAATTTTTACAGTATGAATTACTGCCTCCGCATCATCTAATGAGGTAGCTGTATACGGGACAACTAATTCATCTGCTGGTACAAACTTTGATACCACTCTTCCCATATTTACATCATAGTAAATTTTTTTAAATGTTGATCCTGATAATGGTAAATGAAATAACATAGAATCAAATTCAGATTCATATTCTTTCATCGTGTCCATAATTAAATAATTCATGTAATCTTTAACACGTTGAGCTTGTTGCTCTGTTTGTGGATTTTTAATTCCAATTACTTGTGTTCTAACTGGACCATCTGCAGGTAATAATTCTTTGTAAGCTTGAGCTTGGAATTGAGTTACTGCTTCTGCTAATACTGGGTGTGTTGCACCTGAAGCACCTTGGAAAGGTTCTGTTCTATTATCATACTTAAATCCTAATAGGTCTAAACCTTTTGTGTAAGATTGTTCCCAATCTTTTCTTGAATTTTTATAATCCATAAAGTTTTGAACCATTTCATTTCCAATAGGTTCTAAAACTTCGTCTGGTAAAATATCTGCTAAGTTATCAAAATGATTTTGTGATCCCATAGTGTTTACTGCACTTGGATCAAAATCAATAGTTGCACCACCATCTTCTTCTGGTGTTATTTCAACGGGTCCTTTTTCTACTTCTTCCTCAACACCAACTTCTTCTTGCATCTCCTCTTCTGAAGGGATTTCAACTTCCGTACGTGTGTTAGGGAGTCCTTTGTCTATATCTGCCATTTAATACTCCTAGTACCTCTTAACATTGTTTTTAATAGATAGCAACCCTTCTGATTGTGGACCACTTTCAGGTGGTATTGTTTTAGTTAAATTAGCTAATCCTCCACCTGCAAATCCATATAAGTATCCACCAGTTGCTTCTCTCATTCCCGGTATGTTAAAAGCGGGATTAACAACAGAAGAAGCATCTAAAATTCTTTCCTGTCTTGATTGTTCATATTTAGGAAATACTTTACCAAAAAATTCAGGACCTTTTGATGTTAGTTTATCAACAGTAGCTAAATTTTGTGCTTCTTGTAAAATTTTTAAATTACTAGGATCAAGAGCAGGAGTTAATCTTTGTTCAGGATCTCCTGCTCTATACAAATCTTGAACATCTGCTTTTGCTTTAAATAAATTTTTTTGTAATTCTTCTACAGTACCTGGAAATAAAGTTGGATCAATTAGTTGAGTTGCTTCATTTAATTTTTGTTCAGCTGTTGCAGCTTTTTCAAATGTTTTATAAAATTTTTCTAAATCCTGTAATGCACTTTCATAAACACCTATTTTACCAATATCTTGTTCACTAACACCTAACTTCTTAAATCTTTTATTTCTCTCTTCAATAGAATCTATTTTTGTTTTAGGTCCAAGTGCATAATTAAAT